TCTCACTCTGTACAGGTATTCCGTAGTGAAGACTTCGGCGCAACCCGTATGGAAGAAGATAAAGTTGTCGAAATCGCTTGCGTAGAAGTATAGGAGATAAATCATGGCTATTGTAAATCTTAACGGCTCACTGATTATGACTGGTTTGGCAGCTGATCCAGTCGTACTTGGCGGTCCTGGTATTGGTAACGGTGCCGTGCGCTCATGGGTTGAGACTGTCGAGGTTGGCGCTGCTGACTCTGACACATCAACTTACTTAGTGGCGCGGCTTCCTTCTAACGCCCGCATCTTAGGTACATCTCGAATCAAGACTGATGATCTGGCTTCGGCTGGCGCACCTACTGTAGATATCGGTGTGTTTAACCGCTCTGGCAAGACCGACATTACTGATGATCCCGATGCTATCAATGATGGTATTGATGTTGCTACGGTAACGGATGTTGCAGTGATCAAAGACATTTCCAATTATGGTATTCGTCTTTGGGAGCATGTGGCTGGCTTAACTGAAGACCCTGATGTTGATTTAGACATCAAGCTCTCTCTAGTTGATGCCGATGTTAATGTCGGTGGCACAATGACTATCGAGCTTTACTACACGCTCGACTAAGGTTCTCGGCCCTTCCCGAGGAATGCGGCAACGCATGGGGGCTTCGGCCCCCGAATTTAGGTGATCTTATGGCTTCAGAAGTTGATATATGTAATATTGGGTTAGCGGAGATTGGCGAAAATACCATTATCTCGTTAACTGAAGATTCCAAAGCCGGTAGACTCTGTAATCTTATCTTTGATGATACAAGAGATGCTGTATTAAGAGAGCATCCTTGGAATTTCGCTATTAAGCGTGTTGAACTTGCACTACTTAAGACCACGCCTGAATTTGAATTTGATTTCGAACACCAATTACCCGCTGATAATTTGCGAGTAATGAAGACGGACGATGATTTAACACCTTTCCGCATAGAAGGTAAAAAACTATTAAGCAATAACGACACAGTGATGATTGAGTACATTGCTCGCATTACCGACACCACCCAATTTGATTCTCTTTTCGTGGAAACCTTCGCCGTTCGTATTGGTGCCAAACTGTCCTTGAATCTGTCTGATAACAATACTTTGACTCAGCTAATGGAGCAGAAGTATAGAGATAGGCTTAAGCAGGCTAAATCAATGGACGGCCAAGAAGGAACGCCGCGTAGTATTGAGGCTGATACTTGGCTAAATGTGAGGCTTTAATCAATGCCTAAAGCTGCATTTATACAAACTAATTTTACTGCTGGGGAATTATCTCCGCGTCTTGAGGGGCGTGTTGATATTTCTAAATATTTCAACGGTGTTCTCACTCTAAAAAATATGATCATCCACCCTCATGGCGGGACTACTCGCCGTGGCGGAACAAAACATATAGCCAATGCTAAAACCGGTACCAAGAAAGTCCGTTTAATTCCTTTCCAGTTCTCCGTAACACAAGCTTACATGCTGGAGTTTGGTGAAAATTACATTAGATTTTATCGTGATGACCAGCGTATAGGTGGTGGTGGATTTGGTTCTGGGTTCTCTTCTGGGTTCGCTAGCTCCGCTTCTATTGTTGAGGTAACGACCACTTATTTAGAGTCGGAGTTATTCGAAATACAGTTCGCGCAAACTGCAGACATTCTTTATATAGTCCATCCAAACCATAAGCCAGCGAAACTATCACGTACTGCGGTAGATGTATTCTCTTTGGCTGATGAAGTATTTGTTAATGGTCCTTATCAAGATGTAAATTTAACTCCTAAGACTATCACTCCAAGCGCGGTAACTGGCACAGTTACTTTGACCGCATCAGGCGGTTTGTTTGCTTCTAGCGATGTGGGCCGAACTGTTAGGATAAATGAAGGTGGTGATTTTGGTTGGGCTGAAATTACAATATTCACTTCTGTAACAGTAGTTACTGCATTAGTAAAAGATGATTTTGTCTCAATTAATGCTCGAAACACTTGGAGACTAGGTGCATTTAGTGACACAACAGGGTTTCCCTCTACTGTAGCTTTCTTCGAAGATCGGTTAATGTATGCTGCTACAACTTTACAGCCTCAAACAATATGGGGATCACAGTCAAATATTTATAATGACTTCAGCCCTGGAGTCAATGATTCAGACGCGGTGACTTACACGATTGCATCTGATCAAGTCAATGTTATTCGTTGGTTATCTCCTGGCAAGTCCTTAACTATCGGCACGGTGGGTGGCGAGTTCCTAATGTCGGCCTCTACTAGGGATGAGGCTATTACTCCGGCTAACATCAAGATTATTAGACAATCCGAATATGGCGGGGCTTATATCATGCCCGTCCGGTCTAATGGCGTAGTCCTGTTTGTTCAAAGGTCTACTAAGAAGATAAGACAATTCATTTATCAATTTGAATCTGACGCCTATATTGCGCCTGATTTAACGCTTTTATCAGAACATATAACTGACGAAGGCATTATTGAGATGGATTATCAGAGAGAACCTGACTCTATAATCTGGAGCATTAGGAAAGACGGCACCCTGCTGGGCATGACGTTTGAAAGAGATCAAGAGGTTGTCGGATGGCATAGGCATGTATTAGGTGGTGTATCTGATGTATCGGGAACACAGGCCCAGGCTGAGAGTGTAGGCGTTATTCCCAATGGCGGGCGCGATGAAGTATGGATATCTGTCAAACGATTTATCAATGGTGTTGAAGTAAGGCAGATCGAGGTTATCACAGAAGGCCGCAAATCGGTAAATGCGCTTGATGGTGATGATTTCTTTGTGGATGCTGGCGAGTTATTCAGCGGAGCGCCTACGCTTCAGATTAGCAACCTCGACCATCTTGAAGGTGAAACAGTGCAGATTCTTGCTGATGGGGCTGTAGTTCCTGATCAAGTTGTTGTTAATGGTACTATTACACTAGAAAAAGCGGCGAGCAAAATTAACGCTGGGTTAGGGTATGTGTCTGATGTTGAGACTATGAGGATAGAAGCTGGGTCAGCTAATGGATCATCGCAAGGCAAGATTAAACGAATTAACAAAGTTGATTTCAGATTCTTTGAAACACTTGGTGCGAAATTCGGACCTAATGCTAACAATTTAGATACAATATTCTTTAGATCAACATCTGATCCAATGGATTCAGCTCCTCCACGTTTTACGGGCGACAAAGAAGAATCATTCCCGTCAGGGTTTGAAACTGAAGGACGTATATTTATTAGGCAAGACCAACCTTTACCAATGACTATTCTGGCAATAATGCCTAGAGTGAGGACTAACGACTAATGTGTACAGGATTAGAGCCTTTATTGTTCGGAACAGCAGCCACGGGCACAGCAGCGGCCACTGGGGGCCTGTTAGGAACTGCGGGAGCCTTTGGTGCCACTCAGGCAGCTTTAACTGCTGGTACGGCGTTAACGGCTGTTAGTGGAATATCTGGAGCCAGAACTCAAAGCAAGGTACTTGAAAGAGAAGCTGAGCTTGGCAGACGCGAAGCACAATTTGAAGAGGCACGATTAAGAGAAGGCGCTGAAGCATTAAGAGGCAGACAGCGAGTAGCAGCGGCTAAGGCTGGTGTTGCTCCATCCGGTAGTGTTTTAGAAGTCATGCGTAAATCTGCTGAAGAAGCTGAACTTGAAGCATTAAATATTCAATTTGGTGCTGAAGCAGGTACGCAAGCTAGATTATTTGAAGCTCGACAGATCACAGGAGCGGCTCCTGTTCGAGCTGCAGGCACACTATTAACTGGCTTTGGAGCGCGTAGATAATGCCAGAAATACCACAGTTCCGAGCAGGCGCACAACTAAGAACAGGCGCGGCACGTATCAGCCCTGCAGCTGCTGGTGCTGTAGCTGAAGCCGTTGGCGGATTAGGACAAGTAATTTCCAGGCAGGCTGGAGCTGCAATTCAACGGCAGAGAGATGCTGATGACGCAGCGTTTGTCACTGAGAGAACCAATAAGCTTTTACGCCAAGAGACTGAATTATTAGCCGAAGCTGAAACAACAGGCTCAGATGTTGATCTAGAAAATCTTCAGCCAAATTATCAATCAAGAGTTGAGGCTCTTTCTGGAGGCGCGCCAAGTCCTGAAGCGTTAGCTGAATTTAATCTACAGGCTGATAACGCATTTACTCGCAAATTCTTTCCTAGTTATTCAAGGCATCAATCAGGGTTGAACGTACAGAAGCGTGTTAGCTCCACTACTACGGCATTGGATGATATCTCATCTGAAGTGTTAACGGGTCGCACAGCTGTTCCTGAAGCCGTAGCGCGAATGAATGCGGCTATTACTGGCCTTCAAGAGACAGCAGGCGGTGTTGTTGATATAGACAAGTTAAGACAGAGAGGATTGAGCAGCATTGGTGTGAACGCTATTACAGCTAAAATAAATAGTGGGTTAGGACAAGAAGTAATAGATGAAATTCAGGAAGGCAAATGGGATCAATTCACAACCACCAGTGAGTTAAGCGCATTGCAGCGACAAGCTATTAAAGCTGTCTCTGAGGCAGAGTCAAGGCAACAAGCACAAACAGATAGTAAAAATGCCGTTATCGCTTCAGATTTAGAAATTAATATTTTCCGTAATGAGGCAACTTACAGAGATGTAGATAATGCTATGGATGCGGGAATTATTACTCCTTCAAAAAGAACCCAGTTATATAAGCAACTAGATAATAATGCGGAAGAGGCGGCCAAGGCGGCAAACAATCTGACAAGGGTGCAGACTTCTATCTTTATGGGAATTCCGCTTGACCCAACATCTAAAGAAGATCGTGAAGGCGTTGAACAGATGTGGCAATCAGTATTGCCTGATATTGATACGCAAGATCCCAATGCATTTGCAAACTTTGCTGTGTCATTCATCCAAAGCACAGGAATTTTACCGCAATCATTAAAGGGATCATTGTCTGCGTTCTCTCGATCAGGAAATCCACAGCAAGCATCACAAGCTGCCGACATTATTGGACGTATGCAAGATGTTAATAGCCCTGCGTTGAATGATTTAACCAGAGAATCTTACGCGTTCGGATTATCTGTACAGTCCTTAGTTCTCGGAGGCGTAGACCCAACAAGAGCCGTTGAGATTGCTAGAGAGAACGCCTTTGGCCAAACAGCCCAGGATAAACGAACTACTAGCCTCATCTTAAAAGGCGCATCTTCTGAGAACGTATTATTTTTGAATGATAAGCTTGATGAATTTGATCCAGGTATTTTCTCTGCTCAACCAGAAATAACGCCTGTTATGCAAGCGGAGTTTGAAGTATTGCTAGGTGAGATGGTTCCTTTCACTAATGGCAATATAGATCAGGCTCGGTTGATGGCTTGGACTTCTATGAGGAATGTGTGGGGAGCGACTACTGTCAACGGGGGTATCCAGGTGATGAAATATGCGCCAGAAGCTATTTATGGTAAAGGCGGGAATACTGAGTGGATAGCAACCCAGTTTAATGATGAGATGGCTGCAGCGGGAGCAGACCCTGAGACTACCTTTATTGCAGTCGATACTAATACGGCTCGAACCGATCAGCCATCCTATCCGGTATTTATTACGAGAAAGGACGGCATGGTAGCCCCTATGCTGGACGATAATAATATTCCTCTGAGATGGAAGCCAGAATTTAGCTCAAGCTCAGCATACCAGGAGCTTAAAAAAGAACAAGATGAGAGAATCAATCGCGCTAAGTTTAAACGTGGGCTTCAGGATGTGGCGGTTAAAAGAAGACAGGAAAGACATGTTAGGATGGAAAGAGAATTGGAAGCAATCGCTAAGGCTAGGGAAGAACAATAATGCCTATTATTAAAGAAACCGGCAAAGTCCAGGAAGTTCAGCGAATAGCTCAAGATCAGCCTATTGAGGTGCCTGATGCCTCGGAAGCTTTCGGGGCTGCGTTTCGTGTTGAGAACTCTTTGGTATCAGCAGCGGCCAATGGATTTGGATTTGGTCCTACGTTCGAGGCGCAAGAGGGATATGATCCTTACATAGAGAAAGATGATGGCTCATTAGATATTGATGGGTATGAGATGTTTGCAGAGTCATTTGTTGAATCCCGTTCTGCTGCTGAAACTAGCTGGATTAAAACAGGTTTAGATCGAGAACTTGAAGATAGAAAGACAACAGCAGCCGCTGGGGGTATTGGAGTAGCCGCACAGTTTGTAGCTGCAGGTTTAGATCCTTTATTTCTGATTCCTTTTTCAAAACCTATTCAGACCGCGAGACTCACTAGGGCGGGCAGTATTGGTACATTTGCTGCTGTTGGTGGCGTATCTGAATTAGTTGCTGAAATGGCTAAACATCAAAGTCAACAAGTAAGAACGGTTGACGAATCGGCTATTAATATAGGAGGTGCTGCTTTCTTATCTGGCATTATTGGAGGATTTGCAGTGGGTTTCAGTCGTACAGAGATTGACTCTCTATCAGGACGAGTGGATGAAATTACTGATCCAAATATTGATGCAGCCGATCTTAAAGACCCTATCACTGACGGCTCAGGGTTATCTGTAGGCGCAGCAAAAGTTAGAGAAATCACATTAGAAGAAGAAACTTTGGTCTCTGCTGCGGGATTAGAGAAGCTTCCTTTGAGTCCTTTGGCGCGAGTTTTAAATTCTCCCTCCTTATCTGCCAGAACAACTATGGAAATCCTGGCTGAAAACCCTATGCTGTTTAAGAAGAATCTTTCAGGCATAGCAACAGGGCCGATAGGCGGCAGTGTAGAAACACGAAACAAAGGATGGGATGCGGGATTAGCTACGGTATTGGTTGATCTTGATAAATCATATCTTGCTTATCGTGGTGTCAAATCAAAAGCAGGCGCGATGGTTGACACGATGCTGGGAGGACGAAAAGGGAAGTTATCTTTTGATGATTTCAGAACTGAAGTCGGTAAAGCTATGTTTCGGGGTGATAAGAGTGAAATCCCAGAGGTCACTCAATCCGCACAAAGTATGCGTAAAAATTTATTTGATCCTTTAAAGAACGAGGCTATTAAATTAAAAATGCTTCCTGCTGATGTTGATGTATCCACAGCTACCTCATATCTTATGCGTTTATATAATACACAAAAGATAATTGCGGAACGTGGCGCATGGGATAAGAAGCTTTTTGATTGGCTTGGTGTGATGAGGCGATCAAACGCTCAAAGACTTGACAAACTAAAAGAAGAGTTAGTGTTGGCACGTAAAGCTGAAAAAGTTGACGAAAAAGCTATTTCGACTTTACAAAAGAAAATCTCTTCGGCTGCTGGCCTAGGGGGAGCTTCAGATATAGAACTACAAGATATCGTTAATCAAATCACTGATCAAATAATTGGCAATAGTGCAGGGCGTGGAATGTATGAAGCAATTCCTCTAACACGCGGCCCATTAAAAGAAAGAACATTAAATATTCCAGACGAACAAATCAAAGAATTCCTAGAACTCGATATTGATCTAGTTGCAAGACAATATAAGCGCACTATGGCCATTGATATTGAGCTTACTAGGGCTTTTGGTCGGGCAGATATGCTTGATGAGTTTGACGCTTTGAAGGCTGATTATGCAAAATTAAGAGAATCAGCAAAAAAGAAAGGCGATACCAAAACATTAAGAGAGCTAGATAAAAAAGAACGCCAAGACATAATCGACCTAGAAGCTGTCCGAGATAGATTGCGTGGTACATTCAGGACACCAGATAATCCAGATTCTTTTTTTATTCGTGCTGGTCGAGTACTGAGAGATGCTAATTTTGTTCGTATGTTAGGTGGTATGACTTTATCAGCTATTCCTGATATGTCACGACTAATAGCAGTTAATGGGTTAAAGCCTGTAGGACGATCTCTGAAGGCATTAATAACTTCCCCTGCTGCTGTGAAGATGTCCAGAGAAGAAGCCAAGCGCGCAGCGGTAGGACTTGATATGGTTTTGAATAGCCGCGCCTCTTCGCTTGCCGAATTAACTGATATCTATGCAAGCACTACAAGATTTGAGAGAGGACTTCGCGGGTTATCTGACGGGTTTTCAAAAATAACGTTAATGGCCCCGTGGAATGCCTCAATGAAGCAATTCAGCGGGGTTATTACTGCTGATCGGATATTGGCCGAATCTATCAACCTAACAAGAGGCAAAGCTACAAAATCTGCGATTACACGATTAGCTGCTTCAGGTATAGATAAAGAACTTGCGGAACGTATAGCGGGGCAATTTAAAAAGCACGGTGATAAGGGAGATATTAACTTATCAAAGGCGCATCTTTGGGAAGATGTAGAAGCAATGCAGGCTTTTAGGGCTGCTGTATTGAAAGATGTGGATCGCGCCATTATTACCCCTGGAGTAGCGGAGAAACCTTTATGGACTTCCTCTGAAACCGGGAAACTGATATTTCAATTTAAAACTTTTGCAGCAGCTTCTCATGCCAAAATATTGGTAACAGACTTACAATATAGAGATGCAGCGGCTTTAAACGGATTTTTAATGGCGGTTGCTCTAGGAGGCGCTGCTTACGGGGCTAAACAATTGGTTGCCGGGCGTGAATTATCGAGCGATCCTGAGAAGCTTATAGTCGAATCGTTGGATAGATCAGGGGCTTTTGGTTATTTTTGGGATGTAAACAATATACTGGAAAAAGTAACGCGTGGGACAGTTGGCGTTAATGCCGCTATTGGACAAGCACCTATGAGCAGGTATGCAACGAGAAACGTTACAGGGGCGTTATTGGGGCCATCGCTAGGCACTGTACAAGATTTATCTCAAGTAATCGGCGCAGTTAGTACGGGCGATTTATCTAAATCCGACATAAGAGCAATGAGAAAAATGTTACCATATCAGAACTTATTTTATATGCGCCAGTTATTAAACCAGCTTGAAGAAAAAGCAGCCGAAAAAGTGGGAGCCAATCAATGACAGTTTCTTCAGAAGTAAAACGCAGTGATTTTGCTGGGAATGGAAGCACTACAGCATTTGCAACAGGTTTTAGATTTCTTCAAAACTCAGATATTAAAGTAATTCAAACAGTAGATTCTACCGGCGTGGAAACTGTTCAAGTTGAGATTACTAATTACACTCTAACAGGTGCTGGATTTGATGCTGGCGGCACAGTAACAATGCTTATTGCTCCTCCTACAGGCACTACACTTACCATTAAGCGTGATGTTCCTCTAACCCAAGGGACTGATTATATAGAAAATGATGATTTCCCCGCTGAATCGCATGAAGAGGCACTTGATAAGCTGACGATGATAACTCAGCAAATTCAAGAAGAAGTAGATAGGGCATTGAAATTATCTGAAGCACAGCAATCATCTGGATTAACTTTGCCTATCCCTGTTACAGACAGATTCCTTCAATGGGATGTGAATGGAGATTTGCAGAATGTTGACATTTTATTACAAGGTGCGCTGGCTGTTTCAGATTTTGCAAAAACTTATCTTGACGATTTGACAGCGGCAGCAACCCGTACAACTTTAAGTGCCGCATCAATAGCATCTGTAGTGGCGGCATCATCTGCAACTACAAACACTATTAGTGGGCTCATACCATCTACCGCTGCTGATGCAGACCACGACATAACAATTTCAACAGGCAGTGCAAGAGACAGCGGTGATACTAAAATACTAAAACTTACGTCTGCTATCACTAAACAGCTCGACGCTGCTTTTACTGAGGGTAATAACGCCGGTGCATTATTCAGTGGAACGATTGCTGCCGCTACTACTTATCATTGGTTTATTATTCAAAAAGATAGTGACGGGTCTATAGATGCTGGCGCAAGCACTAGCTTGACTGCATCAGATATTCCCACAGGATTCACAGCTTTTCGTCGTGTTTTTTCATTCGATACAGATTCATCAGCTAATATTAGATCATTCACTGCTTTTGAAGCAGGGGGGGGCGAATTATATGTAGATCTTACAAACAGGGTTCAAGATCTATCTACTACCACCCCTAGTATAGGAGGAGCTACTATTGTATTAAGCGTTCCAACAGGAATAAGAGTATTAGCAATCTTCCAATCGGCTTTGGCTGAAACAGTGACAGATGCTTTTATTATATTTACCGGAATTCACCAATTTAATGTAACTCCTACGGTAACGAATTCTGATTTAATAACAAGCGCGGGATCTACTCGCGCCTCTGGAAATTTTGAACGGATAACTGATACAAGCGGCAGCATTAGGCACAGATCAACTAATAATGCTGTTCTTTCATTTTCTGTAAATATAATTGGTTGGGTAGATTTCAGGAGATAAAAATGCCTTATGTAAAGAGAGACGATTTAGGTAACATTGTAGGAATATTAAGCCATCCAAATGATGAAGCTAATGAGCTTGTTGAGGACGCTGTTCTTTATAAAAGCCCCGCCGATATTTTTGATGATGCGCGCCGCCAGGAATATGAAAAAGAAGGTGTAACAATAGATAAAATGATTGTTGCGCTTTGGGAAAATGACCAGGTAGCAATCAATGCGTTGGAAGCCAAACGCCAAGCGGTTAAATTACGAGTTCCTAAATAATCTTGGAGATAAATAATGGCTGTTCATAAAGGAAATCCGAAGAAAAAGAAGAAAACAAAAAAACGTAAAGTTGCATCAGGTGGCAGAGCTAAGAAAAGAACTAGAACTGCATGATGGTTGATTCATTATTAACAATCACGATATATATTATGTGTGGGCTGTGCTTATTGCAGCCTAATCTTAATCGTGGTGTTATCTCTGGGCTGTTTGGCTTATTCATACTTATACAAGATGTGATATTTATTAACGTTGATGGTATGGCTTATTTTTTATCAGCGGGGATATGTGACTTAATAATCATAGCGATCATATCAAAAGTTACTCCCACATCCATCCTATGTTACAGATTGCAAGTGATTTGCCTAGCTTCTATTGTATTAAATTTAATCGGACTTCTTATGTGGTATTCTTATATGGAGCCATATTTTTATAACTGGAGCTTTGTTGTATTAAACTCGTATGCGATTTACTGCCTAACAAGGAGAGAACCAGGCTATGGAGGACGCGCTTCAGATAATAACGGCAATTTTATCGTTTTCCGTCATAATTACTTTAGCCGTTAACTATCTACTGGACTATAGACAACGTTATGACTTTAAAACACGTAGTAACAGAATATGCCCCCACTGTTCTGCAAAGCCCAAAAGTTGCCCTGAGTGTCAGCGGCGGGACAATAGCAACGGGTAGCGCTACTTGGTTGGCATGGATACCTCAAGACATTGGTTTTTATGCTTCAATATTTGGGTGGGCATTGTCTGCGGTTCTTATTTATACAAATATTATAGGCAGTAGATCAAGGCGAAAATTAAATGATATACAATTTGATGTGGCAATGATGGAAAAAGAGAAGTTACGCGCTGAATTAGATGAAATCAGAGAAAAGAATGGGTGACATATCAGAGCATTTCAATAGATCAGAATTCGCCTGTAAATGTGGATGCGGATTTGACACTGTAGACGCTGCCACATTAGATATTCTTGAGGATATCCGTACCCACTTTAAATCACCAGTTAAAGTAACATCCGGTTGTAGGTGTGAGACTTACAATAAGACGGTAGGAGGCAAGAAGTCCAGCCAGCATTTAAAAGGTCGTGCTGCTGATATCCAAGTGGAGGGACATTCTCCTATTGCTGTTGCTGAATATGCTCAATATTTAATGCCTGATTGGGGCGGTATTGGGTGTTATAATACATTCACGCATATTGATACTCGAACGGGTAAAGGGAGATGGTGATTATGATTAAAGTAACAACTTGTAAAGTTAGTAATAATCGTATTGGCAGCGGCAGCGGTGATAAAACTCCTTCCCCTGATTGGGACGTAAAGTGGCCTGATGGTGATGCCAAGGGTAGCACGGAAGGCTTCTAATTAATGAGTCATACGGATTTAGCCAAGATATGCCAGCTCGGCTATAAGGAACACACCGCTCGGCTTAAGGGCGATATTGAATACCTAATCACTGAATACAGAGGTTATACGGTTATTGTCCCACGCGGCACTGAAGTTAAGAAATGGTGGAAGAGCGGCGGTTGGATGGACATCATTCGAGATATCCGCTTGGTTCCCTGGTATGACTACCGCGTAGGGTGGGCGCATTCGGGGTTTCTAAAAGCTGCACAGAAGATCGCTAATGACATTCTGGAGTATCACTTGCCGGGGCCTATGTATATTACAGGCCATAGTCTGGGTGCGGGTATTGCAATCCCCTTAAGCATGATCTTGAAAGCCAATGGCTTAGATGTTCGAGGGGTAGTGTTATTCGGCTCCCCGCGTTCGTTAAAAAAATCGGCAGCCAAACGGTTTGATGTTCCCTGCACCTCTTATCGCAACGGCTATGATTTTGTAACAACTGTTCCTGCGAGGTTTTGGGGTTATCGGCATCCAGTCGAACTAACCCAATTAGGCATCAAAGGCAATAAAAGGACATGGGGCGATCATTGGATACCGCTTTATATTGAGGCACTGGACGAGAGGACATCTGCAGATTAAGACAGAGCATAGAAACAGACTTGATGCCGCCAATGGATCTACTACCAGCGGCATTGTCTGGCTTATCTCATCTTTCATTAAGCGTTAATACTCATTCCTTCTCGTTTTGGGGCGCTTGCTTGCATTTTGCTAGTTTCTTTTTTGCCCTCTTTATAAGCGCGGCGTCAGCGTCTAAGCAATATTTCGGTAGATGCCCATACATTGCTAATGTTTCGTAAAGGCCGCACACAGCATCAAGCGCTGCTTCGTTGGCGACTAATAAATTTCGTAGCTCAGCCTCGCTCATTCTTTCACCTCGTTATTGTTGTAGCAGAACTTAACATCGTGAATGTCGTTAACTTCATCGCCATCAATTTCGCCTGCTTTCACCTCGAACCAGCATTCATCCGGGTCAATGTCTGTAATCGCGTGATCAATTTTCTTAGAAAGCGCTTCGGCCAAGGCTTCTCGTATTTCGTCGTCGCTTAGTCTTAATTCCATTTTTCTCTCCAGTTAAATCACATAACCAATCATTCGTAGCGAACTGCTACGCAGCCCCATTCACTTGCGCATCCTTCGGCTTGTGATAGCACACTTTGCAAATATGCCGAAGTCCATCAGCGTTCCTCTTGTCGGCATAGAAATATTCTTTATTGGCAGGATGGTTGCTCCAGCAACGATGGCAAAATTTCATACCCGATTCTGCATGAAGGCGGATTTGCTCTAGCTCATACTGAACCGCGTCGAGTTCTTTCCTGTAATGATGCAATTTCTCGGTGACCTTTACGCACTGGCTATCAAGTTTGTTTATCGTATATTGTGCCTTTAACCGTGTGTGTATTTGGAGCAGATTGCCTCTAGAGACAAGACCATTGAGCGTTAGCATCTCGGCCTTGATCTCCTGCTCTCTTTCGTATAAATCGACTTTGTGCTGCTGTTCAATCATTGCCCTTCTCTCCAATATTACACGCTATCAATCTTCAACCCATTGCTTTTTAAATAATTTACGACTGCCCTAGAAATAAGCTCTCTTGAGCACTGGTGCTGAGTGACCGGCGCAACAGCATCCCTAACAGCGTTCACTAGCTCAGATATTTCATGGTCTTTTAAGCCTCTAGCCGGTGAACGGGACGATTGCTCTGCAAGCCTTTTTGCTATAGTCATAGCTTTTAGAGTCCGCTCTCGTGCTGATTCAAATGCTGTTTTAGTCATCGCCCGTTACCTCCAGCGTTATGCCATTATTTGGTTAAGTGCCCAAAACAAACAGAACCCCATAACCCAAAGAATCAGAGCTATAATATGGAACGCAAAACCCACCAAGAAACTTTTGATATAAGATTGATGAGGTGTAACCGCTCCTCCCAAAAAGGGAACAATAGCGCCCATGTACAATATTGCTAGTACCGACCAAGCTAATATATCCATCGTGTTACCTCCAACGTTATTCGTCAGTATCTTTAAGATCACCATCAGCATCACAATGTTCAGGAGGCCAACCATGTTTTCTAATATTCATATGGCGCAGAAGCCTGTTGATGATAAATTTAACGGCTGTCGCAATGATCAATACCAAAAGAAATGTAAGGAATGGGTGGTTGCCCATAAAGTCATAGATTGTCTATTTTATTGCTCCTTCTTATTTATCTTGTCCTGAATAAGATTTCTAACTAGCACAGCAAATGTGTTACCTGTTCTCTTCTTTTCTTCTTCAAGCCATTTCCGCTGATGAGCCGTAATAGTGATAGGTGCTAATGGTTTTACTGTCATATCTGCCTCGTTATTAATTAGTGATAACTGAATCGTAACGCATTGTTAATATAAATTCAATAGCTAAATATATTGATTTCATAAGATTTATATATTAAGATGTCTGTACGAACTGAGAACAGGAATATAAAAATGGACAAATGCAGAATAGACGCAGACCTTAATCAGCACCAAGAAGGACAAGAATGGCGCGAGTGTAAAATCTGTAAACTACCTGGTCGTGATAGCTTCTTTAATCTTGTAGAAATATGCACTACATGCGAATCGCTGGGAACAATGAAAGACGGCGTATTTATAGATGAATTTGATGAACCTCACAGCATTTAAGGAGTAAATAAAGTGAGCAGCTACGATTTTAAAACAGTTGTCGGTGAGAACTTAGAAGTGAAGGTTTGTTTTGATTATCAGCCTTATGAACCGCCAGAACCTACTTATCCAGGATGCGAAGCAGAAGTAACTATAACCTGTGTGCTTGCTGGAAAATTGGAATGGGGCGGCTTCGATATTTCAGAAGACCTAAATTATAACTGCCTTGAACGACTCAAATATGAGTGCTTCGAACAAATCGAATTATCATATGAGCAGGGAGAATAGAAATGACTAAATTAAATTTGTGGGCTTATAAGTGTGTACTTAATGGATATGATTTTGGTGTAACACTGGCTTCATCAGGAACGGATATGACTCCCAGAGGATGGGTTTTTATTAAAGAGCTAGAAGAAGATATTGATAACGAAGATGTAGCTAAAAAAATAGCTGCAGCGGAAAATTCTACAAAAGCAGCAAAGCGTGAACTACTAATGAAAGCGCTTGAAGACCTGGAAGATGAATTATGAGACGTAAAACTAAGGAATATCTATCACTGCTGGGGTGCTGTCTTATCTTCTCAGTAGGGACAATAGCTTTCTTAATTCTATTTATTGATAGCCTGGAGTAATTATGAGCAATATAGGATTGGAAGATCGTATGCTTGAATTATTATTATTTGAAATGGGTGAAAGACACTGCGAAAAAGGAATTCCGCAACAATGTAATGATAAAGAATATCTTGACGGTTATCGCCGACAATATGCTAAAGAACAGCAACTAACAGCACAAGGAGAAAGCAATGGACCTAGATGATCCACTAACGATAGACCAAATTGATTTCCGTATTCAATCAATAAACAAAGGCGGTTATGCAACAATTCTGGCTTATAAAGATGCCAGGGTAGATATGAATCGCTTAAACAAGGTGTACGGTGTAGGTAGATGGCAGCGTAAACATGAACTTATAAACGGCAATCTTTTCTGCTCTGTTGGTATCTGGAATGAAGACATTAAAGAATGGTGCTGGGTCCAAGATGTTGGCACTGAATCCAACACAGAGAAGCAGAAAGGACAAGCAAGTGATTCATTCAAGCGCGCTTGTTTTAATCTTGGCATAGGTATTGAGCTTTATGACTATCCGATAATCGAGGCAAAGCTAAACGGCGGAGGAAATGAAAACGGATCTGGTGTGGAGTGGTTTCTAGACGAGTCCAAAAAAGACAAGTGGGGTAAGCCGTCAGTGAGAGCCGGATGGGGGCTAAAACTTAAAGAGTGGAAATGGGTTAACCAGTTCCAAGACGGCTTATTAACCTGTTTGGCCGCACAAGATCAAAACGGAAAGATTAGATTTCAATTCGGAAAATATAACAAGGAGTTAGGCAAATGAGCGAATCAGAATTAGAAGTTTTAGAAATGGTTGTGATTGAACCAAGCACTGTATTGGCAGCATACACTAACGGCGAAGGGTTGGATGATGCTATAGATCAGGTAAAGACCGTTGTTCAGTGTTTTGAACATGACTTATCAACTAAAACAGGAAGAGCTAAGACTGCATCACTTGCTCACAAAGTAGCTAAAGTTAAAACAAAACTTGATTCAATGGGTAAAGAGTTAGTAGCTGGATGGAAGGATCAAGCAAGAAAAGTAGATTCAAGTCGCAAGTCTATGCGTGAAGCTTTGGATGAACTCAAGATTGAGGCAAGAAAGCCTCTTACTGAATGGGAGATGGAACAGGCAGAAATAGAAGCCGAGCGACTAGCTCGAGCAGAGGCTGAAGCGCTGGCGAACCAAATAGAGTCGGATCACGAAATAGCAATTCTGATGAACGATAAAATTGAGCGCGACGCAGCTGACGCTAGAGCTGAAGAAGAGCGTCAAGCCAAAGCCGCAGCAGAGCAAGCCGAACGTGATCGCAAAATCCGCGAAGCACGAATTGCCACTGAAGCCGCTGAACGCGCGACACGTAAAGCAAACGAACAGGCAGCACAGAAGGAAGCAGAAGCAGCACAGGCGATCAAGGAAGCACAGGAAGCCGGGCAGCGCGCTAGGTGGGAACATGAAGAATCTCTAAAGCAGGCAGAAGCCCAAAAAATCCAAGCCGTCAAAGACGCTGAAGCAAAAGCTGAACGTGAAGCCCAAGCGAAGGAAGAGGATCGTTTAGATGAAGAAGCTCGCATTGCTGAAGAGCAGGCAAAACGAGAAGCAAACAAAAACCATCGCCGGAAAATAAACAACGCTGTACTGACTGACCTCGTGAAAGCTGGGCTAGATGAAACAACTGGCAAGCACTTGATCAGGATGATCATTGCCGGGCAAATCGCACATACGAGTATTAGTTATTAAGTAACGCTATGAGAGAAGTGATGATTACTAAAGAAGGAATGATAATTATAGAAAATGGGAAGATCTTCTTACATGGATTTCATTTTAAAGCAACCAATAATTTTGATGATAACCCTAAAGCCATAATCTCGTACATAGAGAACATCTTAAAAGAAGAGAACTTTGTCCCTATCAACTGTGTATATGTTTCTGGTGAATATCAGGAGCCAGGAAAGGAGAATAAATAATGATTGAGAAAACAGGCCAGATAACAATTAATGATGATGAAGTGTTAGTTAGTGACTTTGTATTTCATTATGCCGCCAATGGATCTATGGAATTAATTAAACAGGATTTAAAAGAATATGTTTGCAACCTTATAGATAGTGCTGAAGGTTACGAGGATTTATTCGGAGTTATTAGTCAGGAGAATAAATAATGAGCATGAAAATTTTATATGATCAATTCATAGAAAAATTAGTAGAGGTTAACGACGAAACAAAAACAGAACAGGAACATAACAGGCTTGTTACATATTTCAACGGATGGAAACAAGGCATCCAGGATGCAACAGGCTATAGATTTAACGGAGATTATCACTATATTAATTTAGAAGAAAAAGGAGAATTTGAAGAACGTCCTATGTGTTGTGGTGAATTTTTAGATTGGGATGCAAAATAATGTGTGAATGGACAACTTGTGAACAGTCAGGACAGCAGTGGTTAGATGCTCTAGGCGGCAGATTCTGGCTATCAGGTGGCATAGGGGTTATTTGGATCCTGGTCAAGGTCACAGTAGACGCAGCAGGGCCAAATGAATCAAACCCCGTTAGGTTTGCTACAGAGTTACGGGCTAAAGATTGGGTAAAATATCTGCAAGAAAAACAGACTAAAAGCCCAAGAGTCGTCAGTGAGTTATTTTAATTATGTTATAGGACTGTTATAATGCTTATGCGGCGCAAGGGAGTAGCTATCCTTGTTCACGCCTACCCCTTTCGGGCAAGCCGCATTCCAACCAGCTGAAAGGGCGCAATTTGAAAGGGGACTCCATGCACTACTACCAATTCAATATTGGTGACTATCATAGCCATACCGGTTATTTGTCACTGATGGAAGATCTAGCCTATAGAAGGCTTCTAGATCAATACTACCTTCAAGAAATTCCACTACCTTCAGACGCTAAAGAAATAGCCCGCAAGATTGGCATGAGCGACTATTTAGAAGAAGTTGAACAAATATTAGCTGACTTCTTCACTCTTAACGATGCTGGCGAACACATAAACAAGAGAGTAGATGAAGAAATCTCTCAATATCGCGCAAAGGCAGACACAGCAAGGGTTAACGGGAAGAAAGGCGGAAGACCTAAGAAACCGGATAGCAACCCAGAAGAAACCCAACAGGAACCCAGAAAAACCCAGCCGGTTATTTTAGCTAACCCAGAAGAAACCGGATTGAAAGCTAACCAAGAACCAATAACCAATAACCAAGAACCAATAACCAAAGAAAAGATTAAAGACATGTCTCCGCTAGAAGCGGATACGAAGTCAAAGGTTCCATATTCTAAAATTTTAGATCTATATCATTCAACACTCCCAGGCCATCCACAGATAAAAGTCCTCTCTGAAAAACGAAAAGCTCACATCAGACAGACCTGGAAAAACTACCTAAACACATTGGAGGATTGGGAAGAGTATTTTAGGATTGGAGTAGCTACTAATAATTTTCTATCTGGCAAAGCTGTTCCTGTGAACGGGCGTAAACCTTGGATAGCTGATTTTGATTGGCTGATTAACCAAAACAACGCGATCAAAGTAAGTGAGGGGAAATACAATGAGCAAGTTTAATGCGTCAAAACAATTTGAACCTGAAAAGCATTCTCAGAAGTGTAAGGCCAATGGATGCCCTCTTGTATGGGTTAAAGATGGGTTATGTACAGTTCACTCCAATCAGCCCGCCAGCAGGTGGACAGGCATCACAACACGCATTATAGAGAGCAGACAGACGTATGATGCTTATGTAAGAGTTTTACACATGGGTCCAGGAGCATTTGACAATAATAGAAATATGTTTGAACACTTCTCTATCCCTCCTAATGAAAATGAAAACGGCCTTTCTTATCACGCGAGGCTTTTAGCTGATTTTCGAAAGAGGGTTACAGATTTCTAGCCAAAAGTAGATCGGCAGAACTAATGAAGATGATGAAAGGAGAAGAGACATGAGGCTGCCAACATTTAGAAAAACGGTAAAGATACGCTTTTGGTCGTTGCGCGATGGTCTTGGCCAATCACTTGGTGTTGTTCACGACATTGACACACAGGTAGAACGTGAATGCTACCGGGTAAAAGACGGTGATGATTGGAGATGGCAGATTAAGGCGCTTAATACTATTGGTAAATGGGATTGGGCAGCTTATACCGATCAAGAAACGCTTGATAATTATGGTAGTGAGTTAGAATTTGAGTATAAATAATAGTAACCCCCTGCGCCAAGCCCCACTTAACGAGGAAGAGACATGAGTGAAAAACTAGATTCTCATCAAGCGTGGACACCAGGAGAAATGCTTTTAGACGATATTGAATATGTCTTTATGAATCTTGACCATGTTGTTAGGTTCAGCACTCGCCCAGGGTGGGGCAATCATTACCCTTCAGAGATGGCACAAAACAGTGTTAAAGAGGCAGATGAAGCAATACTAAAAGCTATGGGCGCTAATAAAAGTGAGAAATAGCGTAAATAAATATTGTGATAATTGAAATAATGTGAAATAATTGACCCATAAATTAATACAACGTGTAGGCAATATGACGGCATCTAAGAAAGCAAAAGGAATGGGAATGAAATCTCTGAGAGAGGTATCGATAATTACGGGGGTTTGTGGTCGCACACTGATTAACTGGTATCACAATAAACCGGATCTATTCCACGTTGTATGCGTAGGATGCTTGCAGATTAAAGAATCAAATAAGAGGAGTGAATGGTATGAGCCAGGAAATAGATCAAGAAACTAAATTTATAGCGTTGACTGGCGAACTTACATACACGGGAGAAGGAGGTTCTTTTCAGACTGGTGATGGCGACTTCACTTTAAACGGAGAGCCGATGGATAAACAAACTACATATTATTTAAAAGACGGCGATATTATTGACGATCTGGGATTTAAATCTCCTACGCCTGAAGATTTAAGATGGAAGTTTAACTAACCGATTAACAATAATAAATAATGTTTTATTACCCGGGGTGACGGGAGAGAAGACATGAATGAAGTAGAGACTGTAGAAGTTGACGGCCTGGAATGCAGATTCATCTGGTTCTATGGAAAGAAAAGAGTATTTTATAAAGTTCTTGGTGAGTGGCATCGCAGCACAAAATCAGTCCGTGTCGTAGAGGCAGCGTTTAAGGCCCGAGAAAATGAAAAACTCAAGGCAGCGGAAAGAAAAGCTCTTAGCAGAAAGAAATACGATAGCCGTAAATTAAAAGCCAGCGAAAAAACAGGCCAAAAATTACTAACTGCTCTCGCAGAAGCCGAGAAGCCTCTGACAATTGCAGAGCTTATGTTTAAGACACGCCTAACTAAAAAAGCTATTTATAACGCGAAGGCCCGCCTTGGATCGGATGTCATTAAACGAGCTAAATCCAGGATATGCGATGTTAGCGAACGGCAGTGCATGACTTGGGAGCTGGCAGCATGAACGATACCAAGTGGCAACTGAAGTCCAGAGAAGTCCCAGGATTTCGTAGCAAGTTATTAAAGCGCCAAGGTGGAAAGTGTGGACTGTGTTATCAGCCTGTAGATCGCGATCAAGCATCGCTAGACCACGACCACACCACAGGTCAAGTCCGAGCAGTTCTACATGACTACTGCGACACTATTGAA